ATCATCAAGGATAATATGAAAACGGTGACTCCAGATGGTGTTCCCCAAGAAACAAAAGTTATTGTTGGTCAAGAAGAATACTACATTTTCAACGATAAGGCGAATCCATATGAAGGACATGGTACAAATCTAAAGATTTACCCAGACAGTATCGTCTACACACATTCAGGATTGTATGATTATCCCAACAAGCGAATTGTTGGGTATCTTCATAAAGCAATCAAACCCCTCAATCAACTTAGGATGATTGAAGATGCTGTGGTCATCTATAGGATTGCCCGGGCCCCAGAACGCCGGATCTTTTATATTGATGTTGGTTCACTTCCAAAGGTGAAAGCAGAACAATATCTTCGAGACATCATGAATCGGTATCGTAACAAGTTGGTATATGATGCCAACACGGGTGAGATTGCAGATGAAGCACGGCACATGTCGATGCTTGAAGACTATTGGTTGCCTCGTCGAGAAGGTGGTAAGGGTACAGAAATTTCCACCTTAGATGGTGGACAGAACCTTGGTGAGATGGAAGACGTTGAGTATTTCCAAAAGAAACTCTACAGGGCTCTTGATGTTCCCACTTCACGACTCGAAGCGGACAATGGATTCAATATGGGCCGTGCTTCAGAAATTACACGGGACGAATTGAAGTTTTCTAAATTGATTGATAGACTTAGAAATCGGTTCTCCCACCTGTTTACTGATTGTCTCAGAACACAACTTCTCTTAAAGGGTGTAATGAAGGAGGCAGACTTTACTGCAATCAAACAATCTATCAGATACAAATACCTTAAGGACTCATACTTTGCAGAATCAAAGGAGTCAGAGATGTTAAACGATAGATTAGAGGCCTTGTCACAAGCAGATGACTACATAGGTAAGTACTACTCCATTGATTGGGCAAGAAAGAACATCTTGCAGCAAACAGATGAAGACATTAAAGAGATGGATATTCAGATCAATAAAGAACGTGAATCTGGGATGTACGACGACGGAACTGAAGATTACTAGAACGGAGAAAGTTATGACAGTTGATTCATCTGATATCATTGATTTTGTAGCGTCTGGTGACATCACTCGATTCAAGGAATGTTTTGTCTCCATGGTTAGTGAACGTATTGTAGATAAGATACAAGACCGTAGAGTTGAGATAATGTGTTCTATGCATGAAGAGGAAGAATCTGGTGATGCGGATGCTGAAGCAGGCCCTCAAATTGATGGTGGTGAAGATGATTCCATTCTTGCGGATCCATCGATGTCCAAAGAATTCTTTGTCAAACGGGTAGATTATGGTGGTCATGAAATCGTTCTCAAAAAGTTAGGATTAGGTGCAACTAAACCAATCGTGGTACATGTTGATGGTAAACGATGGGAATTATTTCCCGGTCCTAAGATGGCTGAAAAAGAAGCCAAGAAGTATGTTGAATCACTGAGCAAAAAACAATCGTCAGAATCAGAAAAAGCATAAATAAAGCAGAAGATTCTAAATTACAAGGGGTTATCCATGTTATCAAAAGAACAAGCCATTATCAACGCAATTGATGTTGACGAACTTTCCGAAGCTCGGGATATGATTACAACCAATATTTTCGAACGTATTTCTGGTCGTATTGAAGAGTTGAAGGGAACTATCAAAATTTTAGAGGATGATGGTGATGGAGAGGAATATAAGAAATTCTTCAATGCAGCATTGAAAAAGTTTAATGTTGATAGTCCAGCCGATTTCGATTCAGACGAAGAGAAGAAGAAGTTCTTTGACTATATTGAAAAGAATTGGAAAGGCGAAAAGAAAGAAGAAGAGGCCTCTGTGGCAAGTGAGTCACAAGATCAGCCAACCCCTGCCGAGAAATGGATCGAAGAAGACGAGGGCAAGGAGAATTAAATGCAACTGATCACAGAAACAACTGAAGATGTTCAACTAATCTGTGAAGACAAGGACGGACAGAAGAACTACTTCATTGAAGGTATCTTCATGCAAGCCGACAAGAAGAACAAAAACGGCCGAGTATACCCCGGAGAAGTTTTATTTAATGAAGTTAAACGATATACCAAAGAAAGTGTATCAAAGAATAGGGCTATGGGTGAACTAGGTCATCCTGAAGGGCCGGCAGTTAATCTTGAACGTGTCTCCCATCTCATCAAGGAACTTCGTGTTGAAGGTGCTAACGTATATGGTCGAGCTAAAATCATGGATACTCCCTATGGAAAGATTGTAAAGAATTTGATTGACGAAGGAACCAATTTGGGTGTATCGTCAAGAGGAATGGGGTCTGTTAGGACCACGAATGGGATCAATGAAGTTCAGAAGGATTTCATGTTGTCCGCAGTTGATATTGTGGCCGATCCATCAGCGCCTGGTGCTTTTGTAAATGGCATTATGGAAGGTAGAGAGTGGATATGGGAAAATGGTGTGATTAAGTCCATTGAGATTGAAAAATACAAAAAGTCAATCGAATGTGCATCACATCAAGAACTTGAAGAAACCAAACTAAATGTGTTTCAAAATTTCCTGTCTAATCTTTGAAATGTATAGATATAGGTACGAACGAACTTAAAGGAGTTTATTTCGATGGCTAACACAGATCCAGTTGAAACCGCAAAAGAGATTCTTGAGCGGGTTAATAAAAAGGTAGAAGACATGAACAATGTAACTGAAGTCAATGAGGATGTGGTCAACGAGGCTGAAGTTATCCTTGATGTAGATGATGCCCAAGCTGCAGATGGCAAAAAGGCCACCGACGCTCCCAAGGGTAAGAAGAAGATGAAGGATCCTAAATCTCAATCTTCAGATGCCTCGGCCAAAATAGACAAACCAAAAATGGACGAAAAGACCGAAGCTCTTGTCGATGAATGGTTAGACGAGGGATTATCCGATGAGGAAATCCTTAAACGTCTTAGTGAACTCGATGATGAAGAATCAACCGATAAAATTGGTGACGATGCCAAAGCTGGTCTTCTGAAACTCCGTAAGGCTAAACTAAAAGCATCATACAACTATGGAATGGACGAGCATGTAAATGCTCTCTTCCAAGGTGAAGATCTAACAGATAAATTCCGTTCCAAGGCTACTACCATCTTTGAAGCGGCTGTGCGGGAACGTGTTGAAGCCATCACCGGAACTATGCAAGAAGAGTTTGACAACAAGATTGAAGAATCGTCAGAATCGCATAAAGAAGATCTTTCACGCAAACTAGACGACTACCTCGATTATGTTGTGGAAGAATGGATGAAGAACAACGAACTGGCAATTGAACTCGGGATTAAGACCGAGATTGCTGAGAGTTTCCTCACTGGTCTTCATGGACTCTTTGAAGAACATTACATCACTGTTCCCGACAATAAGACAGACATCCTCGAAGAGATGGTTGCCAAGGTTGGTGAACTGGAAGACACGCTCAACACTTCCCTAGAGAAGAATGTTGAACTTCGTCGCACAATCATTGAATCTCGTTGTAAAAATATATTCCACGATCTTTCACAAGGCCTCGTTGAAACAGACATTTCAAAGTTGAAGGCACTTTCTGAAGGTCTTGAATATAACAACGATGAACAATACGCAGAAAAACTGACGGTCCTACGGGAAAGTTACTTTAACGAAGACACCGTAAGTGTCTCCGAAGATACAGATGTTGAAGAAAACACAGCATCTGAAGCAACGTCTTCAGGTTCCATCATGGAATCATACGCAAGTGCTATTGCAAAACAAGTCAAGAATCTTTGACTTTTCATAGGTCCAACCAATACATTAAGGAGTATAGTTAAATGGATCAATTACAAGCTCTATCCGAAGCTGTCAAGGCTAAATGGCAGCCAATCCTCGAACACTCGGACCTAGCGCCGATTGAGGATAATTATCGCAAGAACGTGACTGCGATTCTTCTAGAAAATCAAGAACGTGCTATTCGTGAATCGACGGGTGAAACACTCATGCCACTTCACGAAACCACAGTCACATCGGCCGACATGGGTGGACCGAATGCATCACTTTCAAGTGGTTCTGCACCAAACACAGACCGGAAGGGTTTCGATCCTATTCTGATCTCGCTCGTTCGCCGTGCAATGCCGAATCTAATGGCATACGATGTATGTGGTGTTCAACCAATGACTGGTCCTACTGGACTTATCTTTGCTCTTAAGGCTAATTATGTCCATCAGGGTGAAGCATCAGATTCAAGAGAGGCCATGTTCGATGAAGCACGGGTTTCGTATTCAGCACAAAATGCTGGTGCATACAGTGGTAACACTGCTACTAACGCAGTTATCTTTGATAACGTCTTCGACCTCGACGGTGCTGATCCGGAGGAGGCCGCACAGGCTGGTCCTGGCATGTCTACGACAACTGGTGAATCTCTTGGTGGTTCTTCCAGTACTCATTTCCAAGAAATGTCATTCTCAATCGAGAAGACAGCTGTGACTGCAAAGACACGAGCACTCAAGGCAGAGTACACTACAGAACTCGCACAGGACTTGAAAGCAGTCCACGGTTTGGATGCAGAGACTGAACTCTCGAACATCCTCAGCACAGAAATTCTTGCTGAAATTAACCGTGAAGTCGTTCGTACCATCTATGCTGGTGCAAAACTTGGTTGCCAACACACCGATCTTCTGTCGATGACAGCGGGTGCGGATGTTGCGGGTGGCGAAGTTCTTATTGCCGGTCTTTCTGGTGGTCAGTATGACGTAGATGCTGACTCTGACGGTCGTTGGAGTGCAGAACGCTTCCGTGGTCTGGTCTTCCAAATCGAGAGAGAAT